GAGCATTGTTAAGCCACTCGCCACCCTCTAGAGCCAAACGCTCTTTTAGGTCTTGACTTTTTTCCATAGACTTTACAATCTGATCTGGGTTAAACACTGGTCTACCAGTAGTCAAGAATGCTTCATCAGGCTCACTTGGATATTCCTGTCGGAATAAATCTAGTCCATTCTGTGCAATCTTTCGTCTTCTGAACATTAACTGTTCATCATCGAGGGTATACAGCTTTGCCAAGTCTATTTCATCAGGCGTTCTTTCAAAGTTACTAGGCACTTCTTCACGGTAAGATAGGTCTGTAAACCAAGGAATAAAAACAGGTACGTAACCATTTGTGCCAGCCACAGCACCTCGCCACAAATCCGCAAAAACTCCGGTTGCACCATTTGCCGTACTTTCGACAAAGATAGCTGTACCTTTAGCATTTGGAACTGCTTGAGTAAGTCCATTCCAGTTATCCAAGGCCGTTGACTTTTGCCAGAACGCAAGCTCACTTGCATGAACGTGTGTGAGCGTCTCACCGCGACCAATCGACTCACCGCCTGCCGTTGACACCACAAAACTAGAATCAAGAACATCAAAATTCATCTCCCTTCTTGAACTGTATTTCGTATGTGGTTTTAGTATGTCAGGACAGTGTTCGTGAAATCTTTTCGTCATATCAAAAAGTGCGCGTGTAGAGTCGGCATGGTGTGTAATTACCATTGCTTTGCAGGCAGGCTTTTGACTAACTGCGTAATACAAATATCCTCCGGTATAGGTAGACAGACCTTGCTGTCTTGCCTTTAGGATGATTATTCGGACTTTACCTTCGGTTGATAATTGATTGGTGACTGCTTTATCTAAGATTTGCTGTGCTGAATTTAATGCGAGGGGTGAAATTGCGCCTACCTTAGTTCTAATCTTTAAAGCGGCATTGGAATAGAACCTGAAATCAGTCAGTAGCCTCTTCCGTATCTGTGCTAGTTTCTTGTCCATTAGGTTGCTCATCCTCTTGTGACAATAGTGACGCAAGGAAATCTTCAGCTTTTGATATAGATACATCTGATTTACTTGCAGGCTTACTCTTAGTGAAATCTAATACCAAACGTGCGGCCGCTAATCTTTCTCGCGTTTCACCGACAAGGCGCATGACTTCAACCGCAGTCGATAGAGCTTCCTTCTGATACTCGTCTTCTATGTTAAATTTGTCTGACATAATCTCTACTACCTTTTTTGCTTCTTGTTTAGCTTTTTGGCGCAGGGGTTCAATCGTTTCTTTACGATATCCATCAGGCACTCCCTTCGGCCTGCCTGCGTTTTTGCGCGGTTTTGTTGACCACTCTTTTCTTAGCGCCCTTCCCTCTGGTGTTGACATCAGGGTCGAGAAGTAATTGTTCTTCTCTCGGATCATGTTTGGATTTTTTAGTGGTTTTGGTGGGGCTTTTACCCTCTTCTTTCTTTCCGACATCTATGTGATCCTCAAGTACTTTTTCTATAATCTGCCGTGTCTCTTTGCACGATACACAGTACATTTCTGGAGGTAATTCATATTTAAGGTCTTTATAAACTGCCATCCTCTGTGATTCTGACAATAGGCTCGTCATTTTTACTCGCTGTATGGCTTGTAGATACTCCACTAAGTCCATTGCTTTACTATTCACATAACTCTCCTTATGTGGTTTATACAGTTAAAATCCCTTGACCAGGGGGGAGGCTTTGTTGGACAGGTCGCTTCTCTTCCTCTTCATCTTTTCCAGTAACCGCCATTCCTGCAAGTACAATCGCAAGGATTGTAACCATTGGGTTAGCGTGGAAGCTGATAGGGAAATCTTTATTATAATTTTTAAAGAATTGCTGTATATCTTTGGCTGTCTCTGGGGCTATAGCCTTGAAAAGTGTAGGGTTCGCCATGTAAACCCAAATTGGATCGACAGCAAACTCGGCAGGGTCTTTTACATAATTAATGTGTGACTTCACCCTGTTTTTTAGGATTTTAGTTCGCCTAAGAATTTCTGCATTCGACAGACCTGAAGTTTCAAGTTGCTTAATATACTCAATGTACTTTGCTTCAAATTGCGGTCTTCCGCCTGACGACTTAAATCTTATGTAATCCGATCCCAATGCAGGATTCTTTTCAAAAAATACTTGAGTGAGGTCTTGTAAATTGTTGATCTCATCTCTTATAGTTTTTGCTCGGACATCATCACTGCCTATAAGTTCGTTTAAGTGGTGTCGATAACTACCTTTATGTGTGTTTTCTATGCCTTTACTTTCAGGGTGGTTATGGGGGACTCTTCTTTTTGGCTGTCTTTGGTCATTCCAATGCTCGACAGCATGAGAAACTTCATGTGCAGTAGTCATAAGAATACTAAGTGGCGTGTATACTCTCTTCGATCCACGTACTTGTGCTACACCACCTCTGCCATCTTTATTAGTGCCAAAAAACCCTCTAGTGCTAGGGCTTGTCCCTTTGTATCCCAAACTTTTAGCATGTCGGTTAAAAGCGTCCTGAGTGTTGGCGATATACAAAGATAAATTTAATGCTTTAGCCATGTCCATAAAGTCTTCGATTGTGGAAATACCTTTTTCCCATATAGAACCTTTGTTACCAATATCAAATTGCCTTGCTATTATTTTGGCNTTTGGTAATTGGCCTTTTACACCATCACCATCTGGCATATTAATTGGTTCAGGAAAGGACGGAGGGTCTGGCTGTACGATAGGCGGCTGTGGTTCTGGTTGAACTATAGGCGGCTGTGGCTGTGCCTGTATCGGTTGTCCGTCTACTCCTACAATAGGGGATGGAGTAGGTTCTGGTTCAGTCGGAGGTGTATCACCACCTTTTTTTCTTTGTTGTTGTTGGATAACTCTATCTTTATAAGAAGTAACGTAATGTGCGATAGCCACTTGAGGTATCTGACTAGCAATTAATGCTTTTTCTATAGAAATCATTGTATCTACAGGGTTCTTACCCAAATCGTAGAGCATCTTGTCTAGAGCCTTACTAATTTGTTCGCGCTCTCTCGTGTTTAGAGATACATCAGCTTCTAAATCTTTTTTAAGTTGATTGACGATTGCGTTATTGTCGTACTTGCCCTGCTCTTTTGGAGTGATAGGCCGACCAGACGCGCCACCGACAGCAATAGCTGTAGGCATACCGCGTGGGTCTTCTATGGGTCTGACTCTGCGCTTGGCTACTTCAGGATTGTTGTTTGCTAGAAGGTTAATGTAGTTCACAGCGTATCCAGACACCCTCTCGCCATACTTCATGCTCTCAATAAGAGTCTCTAAATTGCTTCTTACTGTAGGATCAAGATTAGGGTTCTCAAGTGCCTCTGCAATAGTGGTCTCAAGTCCTGTTCTATCCATGCCAGTATATCTTTGGTAGATATCTTCAGGGCTATTGTCTACTGGGGGCGCACCTTCAGTATATAAGAAGAATCGCTTGGCTCTTTCAGCTTGTCTTTTCTCTTCGACTTTATCTTGAGCTTTTTGATTAGCAGCTTTGGCTTTCGCTAAGTTTTTATCCCTTTCACCTAGTCCTGATACTGTTTCAAGACCATTATTTTTACGATTATTTTTAATGTAGCGTCTAACTTTAGATCGTCTTCCTGTAATGCCATCAATTAAACGTCCAGTTACTACTGCACCTACTTGATAGGGGATAGACGCGCCTGCGGTTGCGCCTGCAACCCCTGCGGCACTAACTCCACGGATAGCATTAGTTAAAGCGGCTTGTCCGCTGTAATTATTACTCTGTGGTAAAGGATTGACGTTATCGGTGAACTTAGACACACCACCTTTCATGCCTGCATTCCAAACTTTGGTCTGCTCTTGGCTTTCTTTGACTACATTAATAAGGCGCTTGCCATCGGCTGTGCCACCTACAAGCTCATTAAGTAAATCAAAGTCACTTTTACCTACTACCGACTTAGTTTTGTTTCTAGCCTGCTGTAGCATCTTCTTTACTCTAGTTCTGTCAGATTTCTGCGCTGAAGTAAGAGTCTTGTCGTTAATATTTAAGAAAGAACTGAGTTCACTTTCTAAATTAGTTATTTCTGAGGAAATCTTAGCGTGTGCTAAATCCATTAATGCCCTAACACCCTTGCCAGAGGTAGTGTCTAAGTCTGAAAGGTCAAACTCTTTACCTTCAGCGTTACCCTCTCTAGCCAAGGCATCGAGACGCTGTGCAAAAGTAGCCTGTGAAGCCCTATCGCTCAAATTAGCAGGCTTACCACGAACAAGACTTGCCCCACCTGTTACTGTCTGCACTACGCCTGCATTGGTAGAACCTAAAGCAAACGCATCTATTGATCTGTCCTCGACTTCTTTCTGGGTGTACTCACCACCGCGAGATGCCGCGCCTGCCATAGAGACACCTTCCTGTGCAACCTCAGTTACACCCTCTATTCCTGTCTTCTTTGCCACTTCTTTAGCGGCATTGGCAAAACCTTTCTTATTAAGGGTATCTACCATTTCCTTGGGGGTCATTTTTAAGAGTTTAGACGCAGGAATTACCTTACTTGCACCAAACTTATCAAGAAGTCCTATTAGAAGACCTTGGCCTATTGCCAATGTTGAATCATAGTCTCCATTTTTTTCTTTTTGTTCAAAAGCGGCCTCGCCTATTCCCATCATTGCACTAGAACCAAGAGTCGCTATTCCCAATACAGCGGCCGCAGGGGCAGAAACTGTGGAAACTGCGGCAGTAACTAGACCGCCTGCAAGAGCAACACCACCAGACACAGAGTTCTCTGCTGTTTTCTCACCTAACCAACCTACTGCCGACTCAAGTCCATCTTGATTAAAAGTATCTCTGAGGGATTTGTTGTATTTGGGGGTGTATCCACCTTGGGCTATGTCTTTATCTTGTTGTGCTACAACACCTGTACCATAGTCTTTAGCTTTTTTACCTAAATCATTAAAACCCCTGTTTTGCAGTTCTACTCCAATGGCTTCGGTTGCTTGACCACCTAATCTTTGGGCTTGGTCTACAGAATACTCAAAGGCATTGTCGGTTGCTTGAGGCTGTTGTGAATTAGCTTTTTCCTGCTTATACGCTTTTGCTAATATCTGAGCATCTGCTGTATTTCCTGCTTTATCTGCGGCTAGTAGTGCTGTTGATAATCGCTGTAATCGCTCAGACATAAGGACACCGTTTGTTAAAGATATTTATCTGCTACTGAATCAGCCTCGTTAGGCTCACTTTGGCCACCACCTCTTTTATACCCAGTGTCTAGCAAGTTTTGGTAAAGTTGCTCTAACTCGGCAGAGGCTTCAGCATCGGCTTGTATTCGGTTTTTCAATGACCCATCAGGATTCAAATTACTAGGATCAAGTCTTTTAGCTTTGATAACATTCAAGGCACTTTGCATTTCTAACCATGCAATCCATGTAGACTCTTGGTTTTTAGCAATTCTAGGGATTGGGGCTAAGAACAATTCCATTTCTCTGTTAGAAATAGCACCTTTTGTTTGGGCTACTGAGACAAGTGCGGCATCTACTGCTTCCGCTTCTAGGGCAAGTCTTAATTCTGCTCTAGGATCGCCCAATATATTGTCTTTAAAAGCACCGTAAGTTCCATCTTTCATTCCAGTGACGTTATCACCTTCTTGGCGCAATCTGTTTGCTAAGAAACCCTGTCGAGTAGCCCTTGCACTTGTATTTTGGAAGAGGACTCTATCTTCTTTTGCTTGCTCCTCTTGCTGTGCAGTAGGTTTATTCATAGCTCTCAATTTAGAGAGCATAGCCATCTCGTTTTGAGTATCTACTTGCTGTAAGCGTCTCTCTTCGTCTTTCAGACCACCGTATGCGCCTGCGCCTGCCGCCATAGCCGCAGAGAGACCTTGTGTAGACGCACCAGTGATTGCACCCCCGATACGCATGAGCTTTTCTTGCATACCGATTCGTGGGATGTTCATTCTAGTTTGATCACGCTTGTTGCCTGTAGCTGTTCCAGACCGATCTATGGTTGCGGCTTGACTAATGTTTTGTAGTGTCTTGGCTCTTTGAGTGACAGGGG